TTCATAATCGCACCTCTTTCAATTTTTAGATTATATCATAGTTCGTCTTCATTTCAATAAAGAATAGTTTTCAAGATGAGAAAAAGTTTAGGAAATTACACGTATTTATACAATTCCATACAAGCCCACAACTGCATAATATAGGAGTTTTAAGAATGAAAACACTATCATATATAGCCATGGTTCTATAATCGTGGCTATATAGAAAGTGTCAAAAAAGTGTCAAAAAAATTTAACTGTCAAAAAAGTGTCAAAAATAAACTAAAGGAGATATAAGAAAATGAGTAAAATGGACGTTATGAAGAAAATTAAAGAAGCAAGAGGGGGGGTGAACTCTTACTATGATATGGATATAGAAGACATGGAAAAAATTTCAAATAATTCACATGATAGATTTTCATTAATTTCAAATGCTTTTACCTTTGGTTATATTCAAGGAATGAAAGCCCAGAAGGCAAAAGACAAAAAGAAAAAAGCATGATCATATTTATTTTATAGTCTAGTTGGCGCTAGATTATAAAAGGAGTACGCCAATACTTCTATATGATTGCTATAAACTACCAAAAAGAAAAAAAGAAACCTCGCATATAAAAGAAAAAATCTCATAAAGAAAGAATTATCACATAAAGTATTATCACTCGTGGGGGTCGCATTTTGCGACCTCTTTTTTATTATGCATGAGATTATAAAGTTACTGCATGAAAGCATACTTTTAGAAACTGTCACGCTTGTTATATATACCATATGAGCGTGTGGCGCTCATTTTATTCATTTCATGTAAGATTTTTCTGTTTCATGTCATGTTTTATTGACTTATCTATTTATATTTATGGAGTAACGTTTTAGACCTCCATAATATGCTAGTAGGTTTATTGTTTGTTCTGGGGTCGCATTTTGCGACCTTAGCCCTTTGTATTTCCTTCTGTTTTCGATTCTAAGCGCCTTTTATAGAATGCCTTACACTTTTATCAAATACAGACAAAACAAGGCTCATGCATTAATTTAAAAGGTGCTTGCCTGTTTCTTCTTGCTTATAAGAAACCTATATATAAAAACCTTGTCATTTCTTGCTATTTTAAAAAGTTAGGGGTGGGCGTTTCGTCCCTCCCTTTTGCTATCTTCTGTATGATCATACGAAAAGACAAAAAGAAAAGACCTAGACCAATGGTCTAAGTCCTCTTAAGGTGTATAAAAAGTTAAACGAATATTAGAAAACGCCTTTATTATAACACCGTTTGATTATCTAACACCATACCTATTCATATTTATTGAATAATCCATGGTGCAGTTGCTTTTTATTCTCTTTTTGAGTATTTGCCTATGTTTCTTATAAAGCGCCTTAGAATTGAGATATAGCCCATTTATCTAATAGCCTAGGTTTAATACTGCTTTAAAGCTAGAATAACATCACTCTAGAATGTTGGCTAATTCTGCAATGCCTTCATGGTAATATTTTTCTGCAACGCGTGGGCTTATGCTCATTATTTCAGCGACTTCGTAAGTCTCAAGGCTATCAATATATCTATAATAGAGTGCCATTCTATATTTTAGTGTAGTCACCTTGTCTATTGAATTGCGTATATTTTCCATTTCCTTCTTACATTCTTCTTTCATTACAATGTAATCGTTCTTGATTGTTGGCTCACCAATGCGCCCAATAGCCTTATTTTCAATATACGCTACTCTATCTTTATAATTTCGATAACTCTTTAAGTATTCCCTTACCTCGTTTGTTGTCATTCTCTCACCTCTCTCTAATTGTCATGATGTTCTTAGTGAATGTTATTGGTATATCAATACCGACTTTACCGTTTGAGTTTTTGGCTATATGAATAAAATAGTTGTCCTCTGTCTTGAAATAGATAAATAAAACCTGTCTGGCGCTGTTCTCTATTTCTCCAGATTCTTTCAGACGGCTAAGCGTTGGGGCTTCATTCTCTCTATTCCTTGTGTTTCCCTGTTGGTTCTGTTGTCTAGAAACTTGAGATAATGCAATCATAGTTATATTGTGGGTCATTGACAGATTCCTAAGAGTTTTCGCTAATTCTGTTATTTTCTCATATTGTGAACCTCGCCCCATTCCTGTTATTAATCCCATATGGTCAATGAATACTATTGTATGTTCCTTAGGATCTAATTTATTTATGGTGGCTTGAATTGCTTGAATGCTTTTCCCTCCTGTTATCATTGTTATTCTTTTATGTTCTCCTATTTCCTTCATGGCTTCATCAATTCTATTTTTGAGTTTCTTATCTGTTATATATTTATATCTCTCAAGGGTTTTCATTGGTACACCACTTTCAATAGATACAAGGCGCTCGTATATGGTTTGTTTTGCCATTTCCATATTGAAATAGATACAAGGGTAATGCTTAGACAGTTCACTAAGCATATTCAAGGCTAGCGCTGTTTTCCCTCCACCTGTTCCAGAAGCACTAATTACCATGAAATCCTTTTGTTTCATATTTAGATAACTTTCTAGTGTTGGGAATCCTAAGCCCTTAAGTGCTATATTCTCGTTGCTTAAGCATTCTTTTAAATCATTTTCAGTAATATATTCTTGTTTTACTATGCCTAGTTCATTTATCTGTTTGACTTTTTCCGTATATTCGTTAATATCACACTCCCCATTCTTGAGTTTATTATAAGCTTCTTTCAATAGATCTTCTTTGTGTGCTTGTATTATAGTTCCCTCTTTTGATAAGATAGCGCCTATTTGCTCAAGTGGGTTACCTTCTATTATTTTGCCTAGTATATCCATATCAATATTTTCATCACTAGATATTATTGATAACATTTCATTGTCATTATTCTCTTTATGAATTTGTGCTATCTTTTCAAAAATGTATTTAAAATTATACTTCTTACCTTGTATAGTGAAGTCTTTTAAATAATCCTTAGTGATAGATAACTTGTCTATCTCTCCAATGTTTTTTAATAGATAACCAATTAAACACACTTGACATTCTTTTAATGTTTCTTTATCAATCATATTCCCTCCTTAATAGAAATCTTTATCATATGAACTCATATTATCCAATAAGTCTTGTAAATATTCTTCTCTTTTTTCTGGTGTCAAATCATTAAGGCTGTTGTTTTTGGTTTTTGGGTTTTGGTTTTCCTCTATTAATTTATCTATTCTATTATCTTTATAGTGGTTCATTTTGAACCCCTCATGAGGTTCATTTTGATACTCATAGGGGTTCATTTTGACCCTCATAATTAAAAGGTTTGATAGATAATAGGCGCTTTCGTGTTCTTGTTTTTCTATAGAAATGACCTTCTTTTACAAGTTCGTCAATATAGCGTTTTACTGTTGATTCACTTTTACCCATTATTTCAGCAAGTGTTTTATTACTTTCATAATATGGTAGCCCTCCATCATTGAAACGTGCCACACGCCAATATATATAAGCATGTTCTAAAGTTAGCCCCTGTTCAGTGAAATTGTCTGGAATTTTTACAAACATGTCCTTTTGTTTTCTGCTTTCTTGCATATGATCACCACTAACAAAAAAGGAGCTTACGCCCCTAATTTGCCTAACTGCTTACTTTTGACGGCTTCAACAGAAGCGTTGATATTTACAAGGTTGTCCATGTCATAGCCCTCATAAGTCAATTGAAATTTTCTTACTGCTTCTTGTGAATACATATGGGCTTTACCTGTCTTGATTGCCTTCAATGCCCCTGTTTCTCTTAGATACGAAAGTGTAGTTAAACTTGTATGCAATAGTTCTGCGACCTCGTCAACTGTAAGCATTCTTAAATTATCCATATACTAAGCCCCCTTTAATTCTTCATAAATATCACATAGTACATCATTTAATTCTTTGAAAACCTTAGTGGCTTCTTTTTCGTTTGAATGTTCATGAATTAAATTATTAGTTCCAACGATTAAGTACACAATTTTTCTTTTGGCGTCTATTCCAGATAGTTCCCCACCCTCTAACAGGTCTTTGAATGTGGTTTTCTGTTCTTCTGGTTCTTTATGCTTCTTAGTGCATTCAGCGCATAAATAACTAGTACTATCAAAAGATTCTAAATGTTTAATATCCTCATGATCTAATTTAATTTCTTTACCACATTCACAACAATATGTTACAAGTTCATCATCACAAATACTTGTTTCAAGTTTTCCGTCTTCTAAGTTCTTTCTTAAATAAATCATATTCACACCTCTTTCATTCATTGTATTTTTATTTGCTTGTTTCTATGTCTAAGAGTTCCCACTCTTTCAATGTAAAAAAGCACAAGCCCACTTTTAAACATTGGATTCAATACATTTCCCTAGTTAATTGAAGCAAGTTTCTTTATAGCGTTCATGTATTCTTGCTTCTGGTCTTCTGGTAGTTCATCTCTTAATCTTCTGTATAGGGTAGTTTCCCCAATTCCTAGCGCTTTACATAAATCCCATTGAGTAAAACCATAAAGTTTTAACGCGTTTCTAATTTCTTGATTAGGTCTTGTTTTCATCTGTTCCACCTCCTCTCACAAACAATATTACTCTATTTATTCCGTTAAAACAATAACAAAAAGCCTAGAATTAAAGTTGTTCATGCAATTCTAATTTAAATATTATTCTAATATTGCATGCTGTAGAGTGATATGGGCTTTACAAGGGTGTCATGAGATTCTATAATAGTGGTGAAAGGAGTAAAAAAAATGAATAAAAAAGAACTGTTAGACAGTACGCCAAAGTTAGCAAAATTAAGTAAAGCATATTCGAATATTGATATAACAATACTTGGGATAGATTCAAGCCCATTTTTAACTCGTATATATGAGCGAGGGTTTGCCGACTTTTTCCCTTGTTTAGACGAGTATATAAACTCTCTTGTTGACACCAAAGAACAAATTGAAAATTTTGATTATATTATGACAACAGGGAAATTGATAAATCATTTACTTCGTATAAATCACATTACAAGCGCTGAACTAAGTAAAGCTATAGGGGTTGCGCCCTCTTCGGTTAGTAGGTGGCTTAGTGGTAGCACAAGAATAACAGAAGATAACCTATTAAAACTTTCTAAGTATTTTGATGTTTCGCTTGAATATTTAAAAGGCGATCACTGCATGAAAAACCACAAACAAGAAGCAAGAAATAAAGAAGCATTGAAAAATGCAATAAACTTTATAACTAGCTATAGAATTAATAACTTAGATAAAGAAATCCTTAAAGAATGTGGGTATTATCCTATAGATATATATATCAATAGTGAATATTATGACTGTAAACCTCTAACTAAATTAATATATGAAAATCAACAAATTAATGAAAATTCATGGATAATGTGGAGGTATGAAATAAAGTATTTCCCACGTTTTCCTCAAAAAATACTACTTGTCAGCATTGAAGACCTTGAAAAAATGGGCTTTCCTTATTGGAGTATTAAAGAACACATTGGATATTCAGAAGAAATAAAAAACATAGCCCAATATGTGGACTATGATAAATTGAAAGTTCTTATTGAAGATAGAAAGAACCTGTTATCATTCAATTTTGAAAAGAGTTTAGAAAGTATCAAATAAAAAAATGCTTCTTTCCGACCGACCAAAGACAGAAAGAAGCAACTAGGAAAATGCACTAAGCCCAATGTTTAAAAGTGCCCTCGTGCACTCCTATTATACGTTTTGGGCTTGTAAAAATCAACGTTTAAGGAGGATAAAAGTATCATGAGTATTAGAGAACGAAAAGGGAAAAAAGGCGTTTCATATCAAGTCTATTTTCCTTATAAAAACGAACTAGGTATAACGTGCACCTATAGAAAAGGTGGTTTTAAGACCAAAAGAGAAGCAAAGACACATGAAACACTAGTAAAAGCCCAGATAGAAAAAGACGGCTTTTTAAAAGAAGAATGTAATTTAACTCTTGATCAAGTGTTTAATGATTACTTTGAGACCTTTAAAAAGAAAAAAGTATCTAAAGCAACAATACAGCAATATGATAGCATTTATAAAAATCATATTAAACAGGCGTTAGGGTTCTATCAACTGTCAAAAATCAAGTACCCAACATTACAGAAGTATTTCAACAACTGCTCTTCTATGTCTCAAGGTCTTCAATTCAATATCAAAAAGATTCTAAGCAATGTATTCAAATATGCTTGTAAATGTTGCTACATTGAAAATAACCCTGTCTCTCTGGTAGATCTAACAGGAATTGAACCAATGGAAAAGAAAAAGACTATTACATATCAAGAATTAGAAACAATAGTTCAAGCGCTCAAGTCTAGGCGTTGTCATGATTCATTTAAAAATGATTCTATAATCATTTCTTTGTATATAGGTTATTATACAGGTTTTAGACTAAGTGAAGTTTTAGCACTTGAAAAGAGTGACTTTGATTTTATCAACAATGAAATTCATATGAATAAGCAACTAGATTATATCAAGGCACAAACAAAAACATTAAAAACAACCACTAAACTAAAAACCAATTCTAGCAATGCAGTAGTTCCACTTGCTGAACCACTAAAAGAAATATTGGTGGATTGGTTCAAGGTAAATCCTTATGATCATGTTATTTGTGATGTGGAGGGTAATTATATTTTGCCTTGTTCATGTCAAAACACTTTAATTAGATGTTGCAACAAATTAAACATATATTTTCATTTTCATATGCTAAGACATACATTTATTAGTAACTTAGCCAATGAAGGAATAAGCCCACAAGTAACAAAAGAACTAGCAAGACATTCAAATGTTAATACTACAATGGACGTTTACACTCATGTAAATGAAGACAGTCAAAAACAGGCTATAAATGCCGTTTTTGGTTCAAAAAGTGTCAAAAAAGTGTCAAATGCTTCATTGCTAGCAAACTAGAAAACATTTTATATTGAGAATTGCTTTATTTTTTCAATTATATAGATTATTTGTAATTTTCAAGATGAGAAAATTTATTAAATATTGAATAACTCAACTCTTTTTTAAAAAAAGAACAGGCTTACATAGCCTGTTCTGTTAAGAATTTATAAGTTGTAGAAAGAACTTCATGAATATGATCCGCATTATCATAATTATGAGATGCACCAACAACCGGATGGAAGATCATCTGATCACCAAATAACTTTGTATATTTCTCACTGATTGCATAAGGTACTGTTTTATCTTCAGTTCCATGAATGACTAATAAATCATTCTTATATGTATCTAAGTTCTTATAGAAATCTCTTTGAATCATATCCTTTACAAAAGCATC